CTGAAGCTGATGGAGAAGGCCCGGCAGATCGGCCTTTCCTGGAGCACGTCCTACGCCTGCGTGGAGCGCACCGCCGAAGCGGGCGCGCGGCATGACCAGTGGGTCTCCAGCCGCGACGACCTTCAGGCCAGACTCTTCGTGGAAGACTGCAAGATGTGGGGAAAGGTGCTTCAGCTCGCCGCCGAGGATCTGGGTGAACGGGTCATCGACGAGGAAAAGAAGATCTCCGCCTATGTCCTGCATTTTTCCTCCGGGAAGCGGATTCACTCCATGAGCTCCAACCCGGACGCCCAGGCAGGCAAGCGCGGCGGGCGCGTCCTGGACGAGTTCGCCCTGCATCCCGATCCCCGCAAACTGTGGAGCATCGCCTATCCGGGCATCACCTGGGGCGGTTCCCTGGAGGTCATCTCCACTCACCGGGGAAGCGCGAATTTCTTCAACGGCCTGGTGCGCGAGGTCAAGGAACACGGCAACCCCAAGAACATCAGCCTGCACCGGGTCACCCTGGAAGACGCCCTGACCGACGGCTTTCTCTACAAGCTCCAGCAGTCCCTGCCGGCGGACGACGAGATTCAGGGGATGGACGAGGCGGCCTACTTCGATTTCGTCCGCTCCGGCTGCGCCGACGAGGAGTCCTTCCAGCAGGAATACATGTGCAACCCGGCGGACGACGCCACGGCCTTTCTGGAGTACGACCTGATCGCCGCCTGCGAGTATGGAGCGACGGAAAACTGGCGGATGAGCCTGGACGGGCGAAGGCCGGAAGGCCCGCTGTACGCCGGTCTGGACATCGGACGGAAAAAGGACCTCACGGTGCTGTGGGTCCTGGAGAAGCTGGGGGACGTCCTCTATACCCGCGAGGTCATCGCCCTGAGGAACATGAGCAAGCCCGATCAGGAAAAGGTGCTCTGGCCCTGGCTGGCACGAATGAACAGGGTCTGCCTGGATTACACCGGCCTGGGCATCGGCTGGGGCGACGACGCGAAACGGAAGTTCGGCGAATACCGCATCGAAACCGTGACCTTCACCCCTCACGTCAAGGAGGCCCTGGCCTACCCCGTGCGGGGGACGATGGAGGACCGGAGGCTGCGGATTCCCTATGATCCAAAGATCCGGGCCGACCTGCGGTCCGTGACGAAGGAGACGACTGCGGCGGGAAACATCCGCTTCACGGCGGAACGCTCGGAAGACGGTCACGCCGACCACTTCTGGGCGCTGGGCCTGGCGATTTCTGCCGCATCCACGCCGGCGGGGCCGGTTGCTTATGAATCCGTAACGAAGCGGCGTTTATCTGAGCGAAAAGGAGCTTACTGATGGCCATATTACTGGATCAATTCGGGCGTGAAATACAGGTCGCAAAGCAGCCGGAAACCCGCGAGATTGCCGTCACGGCGATCAGGGACCGCTGGAGCAACTATCCTTCTTCCGGCCTCACTCCCCAGACGCTGTCCACAATCTTCAAGGAGGCCGATAACGGCGACGTGGCCCGCCAGGCGGAGCTGTTCGAGGAAATGGAAGAGAAGGACACTCATCTCTTCAGTGAGTTGCAGACGCGGAAGAACGCCGTTCACGGCCTGGATTATGAGGTCGCTCCCTGGGATGAAAGCGCCGAAAACAAGAAAATCCGTGATTTTGTCGCCGATTGCCTTTTCAACCTGGATACTTTCGATGACGCCCTGCTGGATCTGCTGGACTCCATCGGCAAGGGATATTCGCTCTGCGAGATCATGTGGGACACATCCGGCGGAAAGGCCCTGATCGGGCGGCTGTCATGGATCCATGCCAAAAAAGCCATCTTTTACGAGCGCGGCGCGGCCAACATGTGGGCCAAATCGTACGAGGCTCCCCGTATCCTGACGGAAGCGGACCAGATCGAAGGCGAGGTCATGCCTCCCTTCAAGCTCGTCTATCACCGCTACAAGGCCCGTTCCGGATACGACACGCGCGCAGGCGTGCTGCGGGTGTGCGCCTGGATGTATCTGTTCAAGAATTACGGAATCAAGGACTGGGTGGCCTTTGCGGAGGTCTTCGGCATGCCCCTGCGGCTGGGCAAATACGACCCGGGCGCAAGCGCGGCGGACAAGGCCGCGCTCGTCTCCGCAATCCAGTCGCTGGGGTCGGACGCCGCGGGGATTGTCTCCAAGAGCACGGAGATTGAGTTCATCGAATCCGTCAAAAACGCCGGTACCAACAACATCTATGAAACCCTCGCCGTCTTCTGCGACAAGCAGATGTCGAAGGCCATCCTCGGCCAGACGGCCACCACGGAGGGCACTCCAGGCAGGCTGGGCAACGAGGACGCGCAGGACAAAGTCCGGCAGGATCTGATCAAGGCCGACGCGGAAAGCCTGGGGAACACCATTCGTCATCAGATCATCCGCCCCCTGGTTGGCTTCAACTTCGGATGGGACAAGCCTCTGCCCTGGTTCAACCTGCTCTACGAAAGGCCGGAGGATCTCAGGGAGGCGTCGGAGGTTTACGTGAACCTCAGCAAGATCGGCTTCTACCCTTCCGGAGAACACGTATCCGAACGGTTCAAGATCCCGCTGCCGAAAGAAGGCGAGACGGTCCTGACGCCGCCGGAACGGGCGGAGCCTCCGGCAGTCGTCGCGAACAAGGCGCCGGGGACGCGGCTCATCGCCGCCAAGGATGAGGATCCGGAAACGGATGCCGCCGACCTCATCGCCGACCGTCTTGGCCGGGAAAGCATGGCCCTGACGGACGAATTCTTCCTGACGCCGCTCAAGCGGCTCGTGGAAAAGGCGGAAAGCCTGGAAGAGCTTCGGGACAGCATCCTTGATCTCTACAGCGGCATGGACCCGGCAGACCTCGGCGGCTTGATGGCGCAAGCCATGATGATCGCGGATATGTCGGGCCGGTATGAGGTCGCCGATGGCAATTGATCCTGAACTGTCAATCGTTTTTAAACTGCCTTTCCAGGAACAGGAATCGTTCTTTAAAAACAAGCTGAACATCCCCACGGCCCGCTGGGACGACCTGTGGAAAGGACAGCACGCCAAAGGCTTCATGATCGCCGGGGCGTACAAGGCGGAACTGCTCGCCGACTTCCGGACCGCCGTGGACAGGGCCATTGCCGACGGCGTCACCCTGCAGGATTTCCGCAAGGACTTCGACCGGATCGTGGCGAAGCGCGGCTGGAGCTACAACGGTTCCCGCAACTGGCGCAGCGAAGTGATCTACTCCACGAACATCCGGACGTCCTACGCCGCCGGACGCTGGGCGCAGCTCACCGACCCGGACATGATGAAGTTTTACGGCTATCTGGTTTACCGCCACGGCGACAGCATCCGCCCCCGCCCCCTGCATCTGTCCTGGGACGGAACGACGCTCCCCGCGGACGACCCCTGGTGGGATTCCCACTACGTCCCCAACGGCTGGGGCTGCAAGTGCAGGGTCTTCGCCGCCACGAAAGAGGAATGGCAGGCGGCGGGCAAAAAGGGCCAGGCTCCTCCTTCTCCTCTCGACCCGAAGACGGGCGAACCGGTGGGGATCGACAAGGGATGGGGCTACAACGTGGGCAAGGCGGCCGGGAAGGATTACCGGGTTCTGAGCGACAAGTTCGAGACGCTTCCCGCGGACATCGCCCGGAAGTGGATGGACGAATTCCTGAAAGGCCCGACCTTCGAACGGTTCTTTGCCGGAACGATTCAGGCTGATTTCCCGGTGGCGGTGCTGGGTGAACGGGAGCGCCGAATTCTGGGAACGGGGTCGCAAACCGTTTGGCTGTCTGAAGAAAACCTGCGGAAAAATCGGGGACTGATTGCCGGAAATCCAGGACATCCGGAGTTGACCCTGGCCGAATATCAACTGCTTCCGGAGATCGTCACTGACCGGGCTGAGGTTATTATGAAGGACGGCGCCACCACGATGGTGTTTGTCAAACTCGCCGGTCGTTTTTACCATGCGGCGATTAAGACCACGAAGAGCAGGGAGGATGTGTTTTTAACCTCCTTTCGAAGGGTAGACGATGTAAGGCGGGAAGTGGCCAGGATCAAACGGAAAACAGGTGCGGTTGTGGTGAAGGATGAACTGTAAAAGGCTTCGGGTGGGGCCTCCCATTGAACCCCACATATCAGTCCGCCTCGCGGCGTCTTACGGCCGGGAGAATGTCACCGTGTCACCGAAGCCTTAATAAGAATATCAGCCCCTTGCGGTGAAAAGTCAAGGAGAAACGGCAGATGCCCGACATCACCATCAGAATCGAAGACAAACCCGTCCTGGACGCCCTCAACCGGCTGTCCCGGAAAATGAGCGACCTTTCCCCCGTTCTCAGGGTGATCGGCGAGGATCTGGTGAAGTCCACGGAGGCGCGGTTCGGCAGTCAGGGGCCTGCTCCCGACGGCACCCGGTGGGCGGCCCTGTCCCCGGCGACCCTGAAGCGCAAGAAGCATTCCAAGATCCTGACGGAATCGGGACACCTCCGGGGGAGCATCCGCTCCCAGCTCATGGGGACGCATGCGGTGGCCGTGGGGACGAACAGAGTTTACGGGGCGATCCATCAGTTGGGAGGCCCTGCGGGAAGGGGCCGCAAGGTTCGCATTCCCGCCCGTCCCTATCTGGGGATCAGCCGGGAGGACAGCGAGCGGATTGCGGGGATTGTGGAACGGTATCTGGAGGGCAAGGTTTAAGGCTTTTTCACTTAGCTTCTTAAGTCACCCTTTAAGGGGTTCATTTTATGGAGAAAATGAACGTTGACCGTCGGCAGAAACGAAATTGCCGACAGGCGGGAAGGGTCTTTTGAGGACTTTTGGCGGAAAAGCGGCGCTCAAATTTGCCCTGTAAGCGATTATCTGTATCAAGCGTGAACAAACAGTCGCGCGAAAAACGATCTCAAAATTTAAAGTGTGTTTAAAGCTATTTCCGGGGATTTTGCAGTCCGAGTCAGGAGGGGTTTTGAGCGATGGGAGATGAAATCAGGACTATCCTGAAGGAAATGGAGGGAGCGCCGTCCGAGTTTCAGGTGTTGCCCGCGGGCAGGATCGACATGAAGGGTTACGGAACGGCGACCCTGGACGAAGCCGGCGCGGCGGCAATCATCACCGAGTTCGCCAGGCGCGGCCTGGATATGGTCATCGACTATGAGCACCAGACGCTCAAGGACGTTCAGGCCCCGGCGGCCGGATGGATCAAGGAGCTGGTCTGGAAAGGCAAGGAAGGGTTGTGGGCTGGCGCGGACTGGACGCTACAGGCGGCCGGTTACCTGACAAACAGGGAATACCGTTATTTTTCCCCGGTGGTGCTCATCGAGGAGAAGACGGGAAGGATTGTCGCCATGCTCAACGTGGCCCTGACCAACATGCCCCGGATCGACAATCTTAAGCCCTTGGTGGCGAAATGGAATTTAACCGGAGACGGATCAGACCCCGTCTCCCTAAAAAAAGAAAAGGAGAGCGTCATGATCGAACAATTGAGGAAACTCCTCGGCCTGGCGGACGACGCCGGGGAAGACAAGATTCTTGAAGCGGCAACCCTGGCCGTCAACAAGGCGAAGGAGGCGGAAGGAAAAGGGGAAGTCGTGGCCTGCAGGGAAGTCCTCGACGCCCTGGGCGCGAAGGAGGACGCCGGCCGGGAAGAGGTTGTGCGGATCGTCGCCTCCCTGAAGGCCCCCGGCGATGCGGCGGTCCAGCTTTCCCACGAGGTGGCGACGCTGAGAAAGGAATTGGCGGAGGTGAAACAGACCGACCTGGTGCGGCTGGCCCTCAAGGAAGGCAAGACCAGTCCCGACGAGCTGGACAAATGGGGCCGGGATCTCGCGTTAAAGAACCCGGAGCAGTTCAAGCTGATCGTCCTTTCCCGTCCTGCGGGCAGCGTGATCCCCGTGGAAGCGATTCTTCCGGCGAAGGAAACCCCGACCGGCGTTCTTGACGACACCCAGAAACAGGTCAACCGGATGATGGGAGTTTCCGACGAGACGTTCCAGAAATACAACAAATAGTGAAGGAGACAAAACATGACTGCGTTAGCATCCGATAAAAAAATTGAATACACCGAGGGCGTGGAGCTGGGCTTCCCGGTCATCAACGCCGACATCATCTATGCCGGGTCGCTGGTCTGCGTCAATGCCGACGGCTACGCCCTGCCGGGCGCGGACACGGCGGGGCTGATCTTCGAGGGCGTCGCCGTCGAGCAGGTGGACAATTCCCTGGGGAACGCCGGCGACAAGATCGTGACCCTCCGCCGCAGGGGACTGGTCAAGATGACCCTCGGGACGGCCATCACTCAGGCCAACGTGGGGGACAACGTCTTTCTGGTGGACGACCAGACCGTCGATCTCGCGGCGAATACCACCAACGACATCCTGTGCGGCATCATCGCCGGCTACATCGACGCTACTTCCGCCTGGGTGGATATCGAGCCCGCCATCCGTCAGGCAGACGTGGCTGCGCATATCCAGGACGGCTCCGCCGCTCATGCGGCCTCGGCCATATCCGTCGCCGACGCGGGCGGTTACACCGCACAGACGGAAGTGGAAGCGGCGCTCCAGGAAATTTACAAGCACCTGAAATCCGCCAAGGGCGTGATTCAGATCCCCATGCCGGTCATCACCGACGCCGGCGTCGCCCTGGCCGCGTTTGCCGACGGCGACAGCGCGACTCCCGGTTACTGCGTCACGGCAAAGGGGTTGGGTATTCGCTGGAACAACCATGCGAATCCCGGAGCGGTCGGAACGAAGGTGATCGTCCCGCCGGAGGCGGATGTCACGGCGGACATGAAGCTGCATATTCTGGCGGCCAAGACGGGGGCGACCGTGGGAGACGCCACGAAGTTCACCGTGGCGGCGTACAACAACGACGTGGACGCGGCCTATGACGCCGATGACACCTTCGGCGGGGACACCACCGCGATGGACGGCGACGCCACAGCCAAAAACGTGCAGGAAGTCACGCTCGATCTGGCCCTGGCCAACCTGACCGCCTATCCGGCGGCGATGGAACTGACGATCAAACCGAAGGCCGGCACTCTCGGCACGGACGACGTCATCATGCTGGCGGCCTGGATCGAGTACAAGAAAAAGCTCCTGACAGCGTAAGCGTAATCAGATGAGATTCATGCCGGGTCGATTTCTTAATCGCCCCGGCCCCGACAAATAAGGAGGAATATCCATGTTAGTGAATAAAGCGACCATTGCGGCGGTTTTCACCAGTCTGAAAACTACTTTCAACAACGCCTTTGATGCCGCGCCCAGCCAGTGGGCGCAGACGGCCATGCTGGTTCCTTCCGGCTCCGGCCAGAACGACTACACCTGGCTGTCCAAATTCCCGAAGATGCGCAAGTGGATCGGCGACAAGGCGATCAAGGCGCTTGAGGCGTTCAAGTACACCGTGGTCAACGACGACTGGGAGGCCACCGTGGAGGTGGACCGCAACGACATCGAGGACGACACCCTCGGCATCTACGCGCCTCAGGCGCAGATGGCCGGTTTCTCGGCCCGACAGCTCCCCGATGAGATCGTCGCCGACCTGAAGAACAACGCCTTTGTGAACCTCTGCTACGACGGCCAGTATTTCTACGACACCGACCACGTCGTCGCCGGGGCATCCGTCTCCAACAAGGGCACAGCGAAGCTCTCGGCCGCGAGCGTTGCCCTGGCCAAGGCTTCCTACGGCGCGGCGCGGACGGCGATCATGTCCATGAAAGACGACGAAGGACGGCCCCTGGCCCTCATCCCCGACGTCCTGGAAGTGCCGCCGGCGCTTGAGGAGGTGGGGCGGATGCTCACGACCTACGACAAACTGGAAGATGACAAACCCAATCCCTACAAGGGGACTGCAAGGCTGGTTGTCAACCCGAGGCTTACCAGCACCACGGCCTGGTTCCTCCACTGCACCTCCATGCCGGTGAAGCCCTTCGTTTACCAGGAACGCAAGGCCCCGGTCTTTGTGGAGCAGACTGACGCCCAGACGGACAACGTCTTCATGCGCAAGAAGTTCCGTTTCGGCGCGGAAGCGAGAGCGGCGGGCGGTTACGCCTTCTGGCAGATGTCCTACGGCAGCGACGGCAGCGTGTAAGAAGCCCATTCCCGAGACATATTTCCCCTCCCTTGACGGGAGGGGGTTAAGGGAAGTTGAAAGGAGATCGATATGATCAGGATCAAAAGCAAAAAAGCGGGGTTCCGCCGTTGCGGCATCGCCCACCCCGCGGAGTGGATGGAATACCCGGAAGGGAAATTTACCGAACAGGAAATTTCCCTGTTGAAAGCCGAGCCGATGCTGCTGGTGGAGGACATCGAGGAGGAGAAAAATCCGGATCCCAATCTCCCTGACGATGAAAACGGTAAAGACCGGGTCAAAACCGGAAAGAAAGGTAAGACGTCGTAATGGCTTACTGCACACAGGAAGAATTGGAAAAGCTGGTTCCGGAACAGGATCTGATCCAGTTGACCGACGACGCGATCCCCCCCGCGGCGATCGACGCGGAAAACGTGGCCCGCGCCATTGCCGACGCCGGGGAGCTCATCGACGGCTATCTGCGGGAGCGCTATACGCTGCCTCTGGAGCCCGTTCCCGGGCTGCTCAACACCCTGGCCGCGGACATCGCCGTCTGGCGGCTCTACGCCCGGCGGGCGAACATCGACCCGATGGAGGGCGTCAAGGAACGGTACCGCAACGCCCTGAAGCTGCTGGAGCAGATTCGCGACGGCAGGCTCGCTCTCGGAGCCGGGGCCTTGACCACCCCGGAGACCGGCTGCGGTTCCGTTGCCGCCTTCACGCCGGGGAATCGGATCTTCACCCGCGACACCCTGAAAGGATACTGAGATGCTCAGCGAGATCGAAGAGGCCATTGCCGCCCGGATCAAGGAGAAGCTCGCCGCCGCGGCGGGTTATGTGGCCGTGCAGCGGGGGACGGAAGGGATTCCGCAGCCGGCGGTCTATGTCTCCCTGGAGGAAGGAGCCTTTGAGAAGGTGTCCTCGGAAGTCTTCCGTCAGACGGTGAAAGGGTATGTGGACATCGTCTTTTCCCATCTGGGCAACGAGGAACAGCGCCGCCGGGGGATCTACCCGATCCTGGAAGGGATCGTCCAGGCCCTGCTGCTCCAGACCCTGGGGCTGGGGATTGCCCCCCTGAAGCCGAGAACCTTCCGGAATGTCACATCGGAGGCCCTGCGGGCGAAAGGCCTGCTGGTCTACTCCCTGGAGATCGAGACGAGCTGTCATCTCCGGAAGCTGGACGAGGAGGAGGCGGCCGATCTCCTGCGGGTGGGGCTGAACTACTACCTGCAGGATCCCGAGGACGACGAAGTGGTCGACGCCTCCGATCTGATCGGCGAACCGGCCCCCGAACCGGCGCCGTAACACCAACGATCATCTCATGAAAGGAGAAAGCTCATGAAAGTGCTGGCCAAACCGGGCGCGAAATGCCCGATGGAACACAAACCCCGGGCGTACATCACGGACTCCGTTCCCGTGGACGTTCCGGATTCGACCTATTATCGGCGGCTGCTCGCCGAAGGCTCCCTGATTCTCGCGGGAGCCGGCGCGGCCGTAGAACCGGGAGGTGACAAGTAATGGCATCGCCGAATATCTCTTTTGATTCCATCCCCGCATCCATCCGGAAGCCGGGGAAGTATTTCGAGTACAACACCAAACTGGCCGTGCGCACCCTGCCGGCCAACAGGCAGCGCCTGCTCATTGTCGCCCAGCGGCTGAGCGCCGGGTCGGTGGCGCAGAAAGTGCCGACGCAGGTCTTTTCCGACGCGGAAGCGGCCGCGTACTTCGGCGAGGGCTCCATCGCCCATCTCATGGCGCGGGCGGCGATCAAGGCATACTCCTATCTGGATCTCTCGGTCTGCGCCCTGGACGATTCCGCCTCCAATCCCGTGGCCCGTGTGGAAACCCTGACCCTTGCCGGCCCGGCGACGACTTCGGGAATCATAAGGCTTTCCGTCGGCAACGTCGTCATCGAAGTGGGTATCGCCACCGGGGATGAGGCGGTTGCCATCGCCACGGCGATCAAGGCGGCCCTGGACGCCGGATATCCCGATCTGCCCTTTACCGTATCACAGGGAACCGCGCCCAGCGACCACGTCCTCACCTTCACCGCGAAGAACAAGGGAACCGTGGCCAATCAGGTGGACTTCGCCGCCGAGGCGACGGCCTCCGGCGTGACGGCGACCCTGGCCGAAACGACCCCCGGTTCCGTCGATCCCGGCATTGCCGAGGCCCTGACCGCCGTCTTCGCCGAGGATTACACCCTCATCGCGACTCCCTTCAACGATCAGACCTCCCTGGCGGCCCTGCGAGATCATTTGGACAGCGTCTCCGGCCCGATGGAGCAGCGCCCCGCCGTGGGCGTTTACGGATACGACGGAGTGCTCGCCGACTGCACGACCCTGTCGGGCAGCATCAATTCCGGCCGCATCCTGTGCGCCTATCTCCGCGGGACGAAATCCCCCGCCTACGAGATTGCCGCGGCGATGGCGGCGGTTGTGGCCTCCGAGGAAGACCCGGCGCGGCCCCTGAACACCCTGG